CATCAGTTCCAAATATTTGGAAGCGTGTAGCCTGGAGTGGAGACACTTGGTAATGGAAATTATCTTAGCAACACTCTTAATGACACACTTGACAATAGTGTCAGTTACCCTGTATCTACATCGTTGTCAAGCACATAGAGGAGTTGAGTTCCATCCTGCGGTAAGCCATTTCATGCGATGCTGGCTATGGCTAACAACGGGCATGACCACTAAGGCATGGGTAGCTGTTCATCGCAAACATCATCAAAATACAGATGTAGAAGGTGATCCACACTCACCGCACGTATTTGGTATTAAACGATTGCTACTAGGTGGATGGAGTTTGTATCACGAAGCAACAAAAGATCCTAACATGGTTATTAAATACGGGGCAGGGACTCCTAAAGATCGTGCCGAAGTTTTCTACACTAGATATCACCGCCATGGCATTCTTGTAATGCTGGTTATAGACCTATTGTTATTTGGGCCATGGGGATTTTTAGTGTGGGGTGTTCAGATGATATGGATTCCATTTTGGGCGGCTGGTTTTATCAACGGAATCGGCCATTGGTGGGGCTATCGCAATGGTGAAACTAAGGATCACTCACACAATGTAAGCCCTATAGGCATACTAATTGGCGGTGAGGAACTACACAACAACCATCACTTAGAACCTGCAAACCCTAAGTTTAGTCGCAAACCCTGGGAATTTGATCTAGGATGGTTTTATATACGCACTTTAAGTCTGCTAGGTTTAGCAAAAGTACGCACCAGCTAAATATAGTATATGAGAGCGAACTATGGCAATACAACCAATTAATTTAGGAACTTACGCAAACGACGGCACTGGCGACGACTTGCGATCAGCTTTTCAGAAAGTTAATGCTAATATTTTAGAATTAGCCAGTACAGTCTACGGAGCAAACGTAGGAGCAGTTCCGCCAACGTCGGGAGTCTATGAAGGTGAACTATGGTGGAGTACTGTAGAAGGTAGAATGTACATCAAATACGGGACTACATGGGTTGATGCAAGTCCTGCTGACGGATTTGTAGAGTATGACATTTCAGCAGTGGCAACCACCGGTGGAGTAAACGTTAGACTAAGCGGTACAGACTTATCACAAGATGATATTAAAATTGCAGCTGGTGCAAACATTCTAGTTACTAGAACAGATGCAAATACTATTACACTGAGTGCTCCTAGTTTTACTGGAAACGTTACAGGTAACTTAACTGGTAATAGTGCAGGAATTCATACTGGTAGTGTTATCGGAGATACTACTGGATTTCATACAGGCAGTGTGACAGGCGATGTTACGGGCAATCTTACTGGTTATGTAAACGGCAATGTTACAGGAAATGTAACTGGCAACCTAACTGGTGATAGTTTTGGAATTCATACCGGCAGTGTTGTTGGTAATGTAAACGGATCAGTAACTGGCAATGCAGGATCAGTTACCAATGGTGTATATACAACATCAAGCATTAATGCGTTAGTAGATGTTAATACTGTATCAACTCCTCCAACTTCAGGTCAAGCATTAGTTTGGAATGGAACTAATTGGGTTCCAGGTACAGTTGCTACCAGTGGTGGCGGGTTAGATTTTGGAACATTTTCAGCACCGGCTGGATTTACATTAGATTTTGGAACATTTTAAAGGTTAGGAGATAATAATGGCATTACAAATTAGAAGAGGCCTTGAGGCAAATCGATCAGCAGTTACTCCTGACGAAGGCGAATTCTTATACACTACTGATCAAAGTAAATTATATGTTGGAAACGGTACTACTCCAGGTGGCGTACTTATTACTGGGAGCGGGATTAACAGTGTTGTTGAAGATACCACTCCACAACTAGGAGGAGCATTAGATGTCAATGGATTTAAAATTGTTAGCACAGGCAATGGCAACATTGAATTAGATCCAGATGGTACTGGTGACGTTATACTACATGGTAATTTAACAATTGATGTCAATGGTAACGTTACTAAAACTGGTGAATTAAATATTAGTCCGACTAGTTTTACAACTTTCGGCAGTAATAATGCGTCAATCGACGGTAATGTTTTTATTACTAGAAATAGTTACTCAACAGGAACGGCCGCCGGATTTACTTTTGCTCAACATCATAACACTGCAGACGCTGTAAATTTTACATTTTATAGAAGTAGAGGAACAGGAAATTCCCAAGCAGTGGTTTCAAATGGTGATGACATAGTTGATCTTGCATTTGTTGGTCATGATGGCACTAGTACTCCTATAGGTGCAGGAAATATTTCTTGTCAAGTAGACGGAACTGTTAGTAGTGGAATAATTCCAGGTAGATTTAGATTTGCATTACACGATGGTGTAACTAGTGGAGCACTAGGATTACGAGCAGTAGCAGAATTAAATTCAGCGGGCGTATGGAAGGTCAACAGTATACAAAACTACAGCGGCTCTAACTTAACTGTCACAGCTACTACTGTTAACATTGCAGGGGACCTACAACTTAACGCTCAGGGCGATTTAAGATTTGCGGATGCAGATTCTAGTAACTATGTAGCATTCCAAGCGGCTGCCACAGTCGCTGCCAACGTGACTTGGACACTACCTAGCGCAGACGGAACTGTTGGTCAGGTGTTAACAACCAACGGTGGTGGTACATTAAGTTGGTCAACTGCATCGGGAGGATCAGGGCTAGTATCAAGAGCTAGTCTAACACCAGTAACTACTGCAGCATTAGCCAGCGGAGCAAGTGAAAATCTTATGATTACTGGCTACAAAGGATATGTTTTGTATAAAATTGAAACTTCGTCAGCAGCTTGGGTAAGATTGTATTCTAGTACTGCGGCCAGGACAGCAGATGCTAGTAGATTAGAAGGAACTGATCCACTACCAGGTGCAGGTGTTATTGCTGAAATTATATCTACAGGGTCACAGACTATTTTAATAACTCCAGGCGCACTTGGCTTTAGTACAGAAACAACTCCTAGTATACAAATACCTTGCACTATAACAAATAAATCTGGAGCAACAACTACTATTACCGTTACATTGACTGTTCTACAAATTGAGGTATAATATGCCTATATCAGCATACATTAGCAAACGAGAATACATTGTTACGGTTCATAATTTTCAAGACCTAGACAGCATCTATGCTGATTTAGAAACACTTGGAAAATCTCCTGCTGGAGTAGACCTATCTAGAAGTGTAGAATGCCTGCATCGTAGAGCTACAAGTAGAAATACACATTACTTACTAACAGATTGGGAAGCTGGTGAGCTTGCTGCCGATCATAGAATTAAATCAGTAACCCTTGCTCCTCAATATCTAGGCATCCAAGCAGGAACATTTGCCATAGAACAAACATCTTCTTCATGGGATAAATCTTCCGCTACTTCAAACAATATGAAAAATTGGGGTTTATTACGCTGTACAGGAGGCGAACAATTAGTCAACTGGGGTGGAACTGGATATAACGGTAACGGCACAGGCACTCCTGCACAATCAGGTACAATCACCTTAACACAAACTGGACGCAATGTTGATGTGGTGATTTGTGACCTCAATGGTATTGTATGGAATCATCCAGAATATACTGTTAATGCAGACGGTACTGGTGGCTCTAGAGCCATTCAGTACAATTGGGGCCAACATAACGCAGAAATAGACAACGGTGCAAACGGAACTTATATATACGGAACTGGGGATCATTCTACACACGTTGCTGGCACAGTTGCTGGCAATACACAAGGGTGGGCCCGTGATGCTAACATTTATAGCATTTACTATGATGCTGGCAATCCTGGAAATTTTAGTTATGTATTTGATTATATTAGAGCATTTCATAGAAACAAAGCAGTGAATACAGCTACAGGTCGAAAAAATCCTACCATTGTTAATAACAGCTGGGGGCAAAGTATTTTTCCTAGTCAATGGGAGTTTAGTGATATTACAGCAGTGACCTATAGGGGAACACGATATGAACCAGGTGGTACTGTTACCTTTAATGGTGTAAGTGGAGTGTGTACTGCTAATACAAAGTTAGCTGATCTAGTAAATTTTGAACTTGGTGGTAATCGTATTACAACGACGGGACCATATGTTCCACCAGGTGGAAGTATTTTAACTAAGCCAAGTGCGTGGACTCAAGAAGGGCAAGAAGCATTTATAACACAATTTGCTGCTCCAGATGCACAATACGTATTGACTGTACAAGGTCCTGCTGATATAAGTTTTATCAGTAATGTAGCCGCTGATGCTGTTTCTGGAACGATGAGTGTGCAAGTTGAAGTGGTCGTTAAACAAGGTCCTACTGTGATTAATACGTATACTGGACCTGTTAGTTCAACTACTAATGGTGGCACTATTGAATCAATAGTTGAAGAACTCACAGTTAGTCTAGCTAATACTGCTGTCTATACTGTAGAATTTAATACTACATTAGATACTGCAGGTGCAGGTGCAGACTTGTCAGTTGCAACTGCCATGAGATTTACTGTAATTACAGATGTAGTTGGTGCTGGTGCAACAGTTGCACCTATTAGCAATTCGTTATTAGGTGCTGCCAGTCTTGGTGTGTCTACAACACCGACAGTTGGAAACAGTGACGATGGGTACTGGACTCTAAACTTGCCGTTTAGTATAGAATATTTAGGTACTACGTACACTACAATATACGTAAGCACCAATCATTATCTAACATTTGGCGGAGGGTCAACTGTCTGGAGTGGTATTAGTATAACAACTCCAAATCTTCCTAAAATCATGTGGTGTTCTGCGGATAATTCTGCACAGAGAATTTATTTTGGTGTTGAAGATGCAGGAACTGTTGGAACTTATACAGTTATTAATTCTGGTACAAGCGCATATACAATTAATTCATTATCTAATCCCACTCTAACATTAAAAAGGGGTGATACATACACATTCAATGTCAGCGCCAGCAACCATCCTTTCTGGATTACAACAGTTCAAGGTACTGGTGCCGGAGATGCATATAACACAGGAGTTACTAATAACGGGACTGATTCAGGTACTATTACTTTTACAGTGCCTATTGATGCTCCTTCTACGCTTTATTATAGTTGTGCATTTCACGTATCAATGGGAGGTACCATTAATATTGTAGCAGGAACAAGAACATATCGTGTTAGATTAGAAGGCAACGGAGGAACGTCTGGCACGTTAGGTAGTCCTGGAATGGTATGCGAATATGTATTCTATGAAAATGCGCCGGCCCAAATTGATTTAATAACCGGCGTTAACAATAGAAAGACTGCCGGCGGTGGGTTTACTATTCAACAGTTAAACGATTGGGGATTCATCAGTGGTCAACGTATTCCTGCTCGTGTAGCAGCATGCGATGTTGACCTAGAAGACTTATACTCTGAAGGTATTGTTATGGTTGGGGCTGCTGGCAATGGTCGGTGGAAACATGATGTACCAGGTGGTGTTGATTGGAATAACTCTTTTGAAATGTCTAGTCGTTATCCTGATAGTGTTAGTACTCCTTATTTCTATATGAGGGGCACTAGTCCAACTGCCAATGATAATCTAGTTAGCGGGCAATACAATTTACCTTCAATCTGTGTAGGCGCAGTGGACAGCATACAAATTGATCAGAAAGTTCAATTTAGTGATTGTGGTCCAGGTGTAGATATTTGGGCACCTGGAACTTATATTATTAGTGCTTTGCCAAGTGGTGGCGCCGGAGATCTTAGAAACATCACCTATCGTATTGGTAAGTTTAGCGGCACTAGTATGGCTAGCCCACAAGTATGTGGTGTATTAGCATGTGCGCTAGAATTGTATCCGCATATGACGCAAACAGCCGCCAAGGCCTATATACTAGCCTATGCTAAAAATAATCAATTAACTGCCAACACTAATGGTCCGGCAGATGGCCAAGATTTGCAAGGTGCGCCTAATAAATTTTTATATTATCATAAAGAACGTTTAGTTACTGGAAACACTGTGCCAAAGTTAAATTATCAACCTAGGCCTAGTACAGGATCAGTATATCCTAGACCTAGAATAAGAAGGACTCTATAAAAATGGCGTTAAACATCTGGACTCAACGATCTGGATACGAATTCAGCAGTGCCGCTGAAGGCAGTGAAATAGTCCAACAGTTACCGGTATCATATACAGCATTAGGTATAACTGCTAACGATGTTACTTTTACTGTTATATCAGGTCGTGTTCCTCACGGTCTAAGATTGTCTAGCGACTACATTATTGGTACTCCATTTGAAGTTCCACGTACTACAGTTTTTGAATTTGTTATCCGAGCCAGCTACAATGGACAAATTGCAGATAGAACATTTTTTTGGACCATAGAAGGAGCAGACGAACCAACGTGGGTTACTCCTGTTGGATCGTTGCCTGTTGGGGCAAACGATCAGTATTATATACTAGACAGTTCTTACATTGATTTTCAATTAGTGGCTACAGACTTTGACACGGCAGCTGGTCAAACATTAAAATATTTTCAACCTAAGAATGGAGGAGATTTGCCTCCTGGGTTGATTCTAACTGAAGACGGAAGGATTGTAGGTTGGATACAACCTACATTAGCAATTCCAGAAGGCACTGGCAATGGCGCATATGATACTGCAATATTTGATGAAGTGGCCTACGACTTCGGTTATCGTCCTTCTAACGGTTATGACAGCTATGTCTATGATACTGTAATCTACGATTATGCAGAAACTTCGTTAACTCCTAAGAAGCTGAATAGATACTATGAATTTTTAGTTACTGTTACAGATGGGGACACTAGTTCAACAAGACAGTTTAAAATATTTGTAGTAGGTGACGATTACTTCCGTGCCGACACCGTGGCCATTGGGGCAGGCGACGGAGTATTTACAGTAGACTCAACTTATGTTCGTGCTCCTATTTGGACCACAGCCAGTAACTTGGGTGTAAAAAGAGCCAATAACTATCTAACTTTTAAATTAGATACGTACAAAGCATTGGAACTAGGACCTATCATTTACTCATTAGACACAGTAAACCCTATCATTGATGGATATGCTTATACTACCTTAGCAACTGAAAACAAAATAACTAAAAATCTTTTAAGAATTAAAAATACAACTGGCACTCCCGTTGTAGGTAATAAACTCTGTCTTAAGGATTATGTGACAGATGCAGATGCCACTACATACAATGTTATCAATGTTACTAATGTATCATCAACTGAATTTATTCTAACCTTATCTCCGCCGTTGGCTATTGGTGTTGCTAATAACAAATTTATACAATTAGGCACTGCTAGTACACTTCCATTGGGCATGCAATTTGATCAGGGAACTGCAGAAGTTTTTGGAGTTGTTCCATATCAACCTGCAATTACAAAAAGCTATACATTCACAGTAACTGCCACTAGACTAAGTGACCGTGGTGAAATTGCCAACTCTAAACGTACATTTAGCGTACAGGTACTGGGTGAAATTGATAGCGTAATGACATGGAATACTCCTAGCAATCTAGGTAGCATTGGTGCTAATCTAGTTAGCACCTTAGCTGTTAGTGCATCTAGTACAGTGTCAAATAGTGCAATATTGTACGTATTAGAATCAGGAACATTGCCTCCGGGACTAACACTAAGTCTAGACGGAGAGATTGTAGGTAAAGTAAACCAATTTGGTGGTGAAGATGCGCCAGGAATACTTACACTAGATGGTGGGGGTCTACTGTTAGACGACGGTACTACTACCTTAGACAAAGACTATGCATTTACGATACAGGCTAGAGATATACTCAGCTATAGTGCAATATCAAGAGAGTTTACGCTAAACATTGATACTCCAAATGACAGATTGTACAGTAACTTGATTGTTAGACCTTTCCTAAAACAAACACAAAGAGATCTATTCAAAGACTTTATTACCGACTCTGATGTGTTTAGTATTCAATCAATATACAGACCGAGTGATCCAAACTTTGGCATACAGAAAGATCTTAAAATGCTAGTGTTTGCAGGTATAGAAACCAAGTCAGCTGCAGAAGTTGCCGGTGCCCTGGGTCGTAATCATAAACCTAAAAAATTTAAATTTGGCGCTGTTAAGAAAGCACAGGCAAAGATTACTGGAACAAACACAGTAGTTTACGAAGTAGTCTATGTAGAAGTTGTAGATCCATTAGAAACTAACAATGCTAAATTACCTGAACATGTATTCACAGGTATTAGTTCTGCAAACACTCCAATAACTGTTGATCAAAACAACGAATTTTATCTAGGACCTTTTAATCAAGATAGACAATTTTGGCATGCTCCGGATCCGTTTAATGTTACATTGGACAGCACCGAAGTGTATGCCGGAGACCCGCATACTAACATTGTGTTCCCTGCTAGTATAAGCATCTGGAGAGATCGCATTAAATCTTTAGGATTAAAAGAACGCAACTATTTGCCACTTTGGATGAGAACAGTTCAAGACGGTAGTGTGCAAGAATTAGATTTTGTTAAAGCTGTACCTCTATGCTACTGCAAGCCAGGAACGGCAGACGACATTATTTTAAACATTAAAAATCGAGAATTTGATTTTAAGCAAATTGACTATGTAATTGACAGATATATAATAGATTCTGTCACCGGCTACTCAGCCGATAAATACATCGCATTTAAAAACGATAGGACAACAATATCATGACCAGCGCAATAGTATCATCAACAATTAACCAAAACTTTCCGGTAGCAGGACAAGACAACAATAGTGTAGGTTTTAGAAATAACTTTACCTACATTAAAACTGGACTAGCAACTGCTGCTGGTGAAATTACTGCATTGCAGGCAACCACTGCTAAAACAAATGCAGACAACGATTTTAACGGTGTTAAAATTGAAAATGCTGAAACTAACTTATTATATGGTACTGTTCTTACTGGTAATCAAACTAGTAATCTTACTGTTGAAGTTCCAAATGCAGAATATTTTTCACATACATTTACTGGTATTGGAAATAGGACTGTTTCATTCACCAACTGGCCAGCTGGCGGATTTTCTAAAATTAGAGTTGATCTAACTGACGGCGGAGTTATAAGAACTCTTACATTCTTATTACCTAGTGGTGCTGATATTTTTGTTGACAATGGTTTAACTTATCCGCTAGTTACGTCAGGTACTGCAGCCAAACATTATATTTTTGACGTATGGACTATTGGCGGAGGCAATGTGTTTATTAAATTACTAGGCACATTTGATGTTATAGAGACATTCTAATCATGCATCCATTAGCAGAAGATTACAGTAAGTTAAAAGATGCCGAAATTGAAGCAAGGATTTCGGATCTTGGCAAAAAGTATTGGCAATCAAGCAACCCAAGTGTGCAAAGTCAAATTGCCATGTTTTTGGATCTGTACAGAGAAGAACTAAGAAGTAGGCAAGCAAAGATGTGGCAACAACACCAAACCAAGGCTCCCGAGCTTGACAAACTGATAAACGTCAAGTAAAATAGCTAGATGCTATTAGACAAATTCAGTAATCCTGTATTTCAAGAACAAGATATTTTTAACATGCTCTACAAAGGGCAAATAGAATATCTTGATCAAATTATCATCGATCCAAGTATAGACACTAGTCAATTTGAAAAATTTGTTAAACTAAATGTAAGCACAGAGTTAGACATATCCAAAGTTGAGTTTGATCAAATTTGTCAAACAGATTGGTTTATGCCCGATGAATATAAAACAATGGACATTGAAGCATTCATTGTAGATCGCAGTCCTAAAGAAAATCTCACACGCATTGTAGAAGAATTAGAAGAATATAAAGAACGTAATATGTTAGATCTGTTACGTTGGCTCAAATATTTTGTAGATACTTGTAGATCTAATAATTTAGTATGGGGTGTGGGTAGAGGAAGTTCAGTAGCCAGTTATGTACTATACATTATAGGTGTACACAAAATAGACAGTATAAAATATAATTTAGACTGGCATGAATTCCTGAGATAAGTAATATACCGTAAGGAGAACTATTATGGCAATGAAAGAAGCAGCAAGAAAAGTGCATAAAACTATGCAAGGTAAAGAAATTGATCTTGACAAACTACGTATTCGCAACGAATCTACTCTAGCAGTAGGTAATGCTAAAATGAACGCCCGTGGCGATGAGTTAGGTCCAAATGGAAAAATTGTTCGTAAACGCGAAGAAGCAAGTACAGAGTACCATACAGATAGTTCAGATTTAAGATAAGAGGTTTTATGTCAGAGATTTTTAAAAATCCAGGCATTAATATTAATGCTTGGAAGGTATCCACTTTGAAGCCATTAACTGATAATGTAATAGTTACTGATATGAATTTCAGTGAACAAAAAAGCAACGGCGGCATTATCATACAAAGTGACAATGGCAAGGCACACGGCGTTCATCCTAGATGGGCTAAAATATATGCAGTGGGCCCGGACCAAAAAGATGTATCCGTGGGGCAATGGATTTTGATGGAACACGGTCGTTGGACTCGAGGTATTAAGATCGAAGATAGTGAAGGTGAAAAAATCATTAGAAAGGTTGATACTAAATGTATGCTAATGGTATCAGACGAGGCGCCACCAGATGACGCATGGATTGGAAGAGAACTATGACTAACACATTTAGAGACCAGGAAAAGTTCATGCGGGCCTGTGATCAAACAGTGGGCTCATTTAATAAAGATCAATATAAACTATATTTGGATCTCATGGATGAAGAATGGAAGGAGCTCAAAGCAGCACTGCTAATGGAAAATCGTGTAGAGCAGTTAGATGCACTACTTGATTTTATTGTTGTAACAACAGGTGCTATTCACTCAGCAGGATTTGATGCAGAAGGTGCCTGGAAAGAAGTTATGGCTACTAACTTTGCTAAAATCGACAAAGAAACTGGCAAGGTTCGTAAACGTGAGGACGGTAAGGTATTGAAACCCGTAGGGTGGGTGCCGCCGGAGTTGGCTCCTTTTGTGAGCAAGTAACTCAAAGGGTCTTGACAGACCCTTTCTTTTTCTCTATAATAAGAGAATGAAAATAGGATTCACTTGCTCAACCTTTGACCTGTTCCACGCAGGTCATATCATGATGCTTAAAGAAGCACGAACACAATGCGACTATTTAATAGTTGGCCTACAAACAGACCCTACTATTGATCGTCCTGAAAAGAATAAACCCATTCAAGGTGTGTTTGAAAGATACGAACAGCTCAAGGCCTGCAAATACATTGACGAAATACTAGTGTATGCCACTGAAGAAGATTTACTAAACATCTTGCTTTCTTATCCTATTAATGTTAGAATACTAGGACAAGAGTATATGACTAAATCGTTTACAGGTGAGCACTTAGATATGCAAGTGTATTACAATCATAGGAAACACGGTTTTTCAACAACAGAATTACGTCAGCGTGTAGTTGACGCAGAAAGGAACAAAAATGGAAATACAACCTAAGGATACAAGCAAGGGACATTTTTATGTTAGCCTTGTAAAGAGTTTTTTACGCATTGTAGCAGGTGGCAATCTAGTAATAGGAAATCTGTTCTGGGCAGGTACTTTATTAATTCTTGCAGAAGTGCTAGGTATTGTAGAGGAACTAGTATGAAAGAACGGATTAAGGAACTGGCAATAGAATGCTATAATCCATACTCAAACTTTGATCACGAAAAGTTTGCAGAACTAATCATTAAAGATATCTTTAATGTTATGAATGACAAAAAAACCTACAACAGATGTACCTACACTAATCATGACCTAGATAAGGCACAATGTGTAGTGCAAGAAGTTATTAAATGCGTTAACGAACACTTTGGAACTAAACTATGAAAGAACTATGGGTTGAAAAATACCGTCCTGCAAAGGTTGACGGTTATGTGTTCAGAGATAACCATCAGAAAGAACAAGTACAAAGTTGGATTAAACAAGGCACGATTCCACACTTGTTGTTTAGCGGCAATGCAGGTATTGGTAAAACAACACTGGCTAAGATCCTGTTTAACGAACTTGAAATTCAAGACTTAGACATTCTAGAGATCAATGCGTCACGTACTAACTCAGTTGAAGACGTTCGTGATAAGATTGTTAATTTTGTACAAATGATTCCATTTGGAGACTTTAAGGTAGTATTACTAGATGAAGCAGATTACTTATCACCTAACGCACAAGCCGCACTACGTGGAGTCATGGAAGAATACCATACGACCGCTCGTTTTATTCTTACTTGTAACTATCCTAATAGGATTATCCCTGCTCTCCATAGTCGTTGTCAAGGCTTCCACATTGAACGAGTTGACGTTACTGAATTTACTGCTCGTGTTGCTACTATTCTCGTTGAAGAGAACGTAGAGTTTGATCTTGACACACTAGATACATTTGTTAAAGCAACTTACCCAGACCTACGTAAATGTATTAATACTGTACAGATGAACAGCCTAGAAGGCAAGCTACACACGCCAGAGAAAGGCGACACTGGAGAAGCTGACTATAAGATTGAAATGGTTGAGCTGTTTAAGAAAGGCAAGATTAGCGAAGCACGTAAACTAGTGTGCGGACAGGCTCGACCAGAAGAGATGGAAGAAATCTATCGCTGGTTGTATGACAATGTTGCAATCTTTGGAGAAGAACCTGTACAAGAGAAAGCAATTCTCATTATTAAGCAAGGGCTAGTAGATCATACATTAGTTAGTGATCCAGAAATTAATCTGGCTGCTACATTAATTAGATTAAGTCACATATAATGAATAACGATTACGTTAAAGTTTATCCGTTGGATATTAACTTAGAAAAAATTAGAGAAAGCTGTGACATATTAAATCAATACATTAACTCTAATTTTGATCAAGTAGAGGGTGCAATAGCAACTGGGCCGCTAACTACACGAGTGTTTAATCATTATAATTTATTGTTATTTCCCTATGATGAATTTCATAAGCTATATCAAGAAATTTGTAGAGTATTTTCAATAGTGTGTAATACTGATAAAAATTATTATATACAATGTTGGTTAAACTACTGCACTTATGAGCAGTTTATTGACTGGCATTCACACTGGGGTTCTCAAGATAACACATGGCACGGATTTGTTTGTGTTGATAGCGAAGAGAGCATAACTAGTTATAGGTTACCAAGCGGGGAAGAATTTGATGTACCTAGTAAAAACGGTACTTTAGTTATTAGTAAATCAGACGGAGATGTTCATCGTACATATCCGTGGCCGCATGTAGATAGGCCTAGGATTACTATTGCATTTGATTGTGTTCCAGAGGATCGAATACAATGGGGTGTAAATCATTGGATACCCGTTGCTAAACTAAATCATTTATAAATTTATGAATTTAAAAGGTTATACTATTGAAAAAACTTTTAGTTTATTTCCAACATGCGTAATAGCGTTTGATCTATCAGGCCACACCAGCATTAGTACATTGTTAGAAGTGATTGATGAAACTAAACAACTGTGCCGACCTCACGGACTATTAGAAAATAGTATTAGTAGTTTTGGTATAATTCCTATTCTAGACGATCCTAGATTATTAAATTTAAAAAATACTATGCAACTCTGCATATTTGACTATGCCAGTAT